CAAAACCATCATGTAATTTAACTAATCTGCCTACATCTGTTGCAGCAAATGTGCTGGCGCTTGCTGTTATTGTTACGCTACCAGTTCTACCATTTGAAGTTAATGTAGTGGATGAAGTGTTTTCGTCTTGCATAGGACCACGCCTAAAATCAACAGCGGTAATCGACCACGCTGTATGGCTTGTCCTGGATATTTTATAAACTGGATGTGATGGATGTACCAGGTACATAACGTCAGCGCTTTGTGTAAACTTGATTTGCGCCACTTGTGCTGATGTATAAACAGTTGTTACTTCAACAGCAGATCCACCGCTTGTAACTGTACCTCCATCTTTGTGTATTCTAAAATATTGATTGCCAAATTCTAAGATATAAGCTTGCTCAACATTAAATTCAAAAGGTATTAACCTTGTTGTATTAGCGCTGGCTTTGACTGTGTTGACATAAATAGTTCCAGGTCTACGACTAGCTCCACCATGCGGATGAATTGTGAAATTCTGCATGGTTTTTGCGCCATTGAAATACTTACTTATGTCAGTTCGGCCATCTAGCCTTGGTGACAACTCACCAGCGGTAAAGTTATTTAATGTTGGAGAAGCTTTCGCCATCTACAATCTCGCATTAATAAATGTGTTTGCAGCCAGTACATCACTATCAGCAATGCTAGAGGTGTTTATAGTGTTACCTTCTGTGGCATCCACAAACCTAGCTTCTATTAATTTTTTCCTATAAAGTTCGTGCATGGTTGCGGTTAATGTTGTGCTACCAATTAAAGCGTAAGCTATATCAGCGGCTATAGCGGATTCTATTGTGTTGATTAATAACTGGTCATATTCGTTTGGATCTATAACCCTAGCAACAAAAATAAGATTTATTGTGCTTTCATCACACAATAGTTTGCGACCTTCTATTTCAAATTTAATTTCTGGATCTGAAAGTTTTAACACTCTCAAACAAAATGGATCGGTTGGTAGTGTAAATTGTTTTGCATATGTGAAACTTGGAGCTACAGCATCTGGCGCTAATATCTGTCTGGTTATCAAACAGTTCCAGGGATGCGCTCTAAAGACACTATCTCTTACAAAACTATATCTCTGGTTACATATTCGGCCAGCTTTACTATCTTCATTGAGTGCAAGAATAGTAGATGCGCCAATCATATTTAATGCTGAGTTACATATATCAACCGCAGAAGCCATAATAATTCCTATAAAAAAGGACAGCGCATTGCTACGCTGCCCTGGTTGTTTAGTTTACAACGTAATCAATTATGAATGACATTGTTCCAGCAGTACCACCAGTTGCAGCAAATGTTGCTGAAACATAATAGTGATCTCCTGGATCTACACTAGCGCCAGCCATTTCAAAGACTTTCAATCCAGTCGTTTCAATAGCCGCTGCTTCATAACGTAGTTCCGTCATTGCCGCAGCATCTGCAACAAGTGATGCAAAGTAATCTTCATCTACAACAGTTCCATCTGTTTGATGCAGACCCACATTAAAAGTACATGAACCTCCAAGCGTGTCAGAACCTATTATAATAGATGTGATTGTTGCTTGAGATGGAATAGCCGCAAACATAATGACATCATTGTCGGTACTATCACCAGCCAATAATTCCATTGTGCCTTGGGCTACTCTTTTAACACCTCGATATAAAGCAGCATCATTTATTACTACTGGAGTAGCTTCGTAGTTAGCTACAAGCGTTGAGTTTCTAATAGTCATTTTCTAGCCCTCCCTATGCTGATTCATCACAAAGGACAGAAACCACTTTAGCTTCTTCCATTCGTGTTGCACCAAATGTTGAACAATAAAAGACTTGAGTTGCATAAGATTTATCTGCACGCTCATCAATCTTCGCCATGACGTCTTTTCCAACAGCAAGCTTTAAGCCATCTTCAGCCCATGCAAAGCAAGTTCTGATGTTAGAAGCTACAGCTAATCTTGTAGACATGATGAATTTGAAACCCATAAAAGTATCAACTTCACCTTGAACAAGCGCTTTAATGTTAGAAAAATCGCTTGATGTTACCTGGGTTGTACCAAGTAAAGCTTCAACTTGCGCTGGAGCTACAGCAATATATCTTGTGATAGATGGATCGACTGAGCCATTATCTAAGATTCTTTTTGCCGCAATCAATTTTGCTATTGTTAAATCAGCAGATCCATGAGCAATAATATTGCCAGAAAGCATGTCTGTTGAAGTTGCTCCACTAGAACCAGTTAATGATGCACCAGTAGCCGCTAAGATAATTGTATCATCCATAGCTCTACCCATTGCAGCAGAAGCCGCTTGAGCATAAGTTGATGTAGGATCAATTAACATACGAACTTTATCAGCATCATCTATAAGATCTGCCCATTCATATGTGTCCATTGTCACCATACGTCTTGAGTGTGGTGTGTCTTGGATCATTGTATCAGCGTGTCTGCTGGTTCTTTTGATAGCAGCGCTGCTGCCCACTTGGTCGAAAAATGCTTTCTCACCAGTTACAGATTCTTCAGACACAGCTCCACGAAGCAAACTTGATTTTTGCTGCGATAAAAGTTGTACGTTAGAACTAAACTGATTTACAAAAGCTGTTGTGATTTGTGTACTCATAACACAAGCTCCTTATGTAAAATTAAAATGATAACGCTACCTGGGGAATCCAGACGTAAGTTTGATTATTTTTTGCGAGGGCTACTGCTTATCTCGACTACTTTGCTAGTGCTTTTTTTAGAAGGACCATTTGGTTTCTCTCCTTGATTACACCATTGCAAATACTTGTCAGCTCGTTCAAGAGGATCATCTATTATTCTGCCAGATCCAGTTTCTAAAACCATTCTTAAAACTTCGAGCCTAAATTCGTTCTCATCCATTAACTCAACTCCCTATATCTCATGGCTTCATCAACAAAGAAACTATGTTGCGGATGTTTAGCATCCCAATAAGGTGAGTTAGGAGCGGTTAATTCAGTTAATTTCTCAGACGCTTCATTTGGTGACAAACCTCCGCTTGTCTTTACACCAGCCAAAGTATCTTCACCCATTTTCTCCTTCATAAACTGGCCTATATTCACCATTGTTTTTATGATTGCTGGATGATCGCCTAGTTTCATTCCATTACTAAGCGTTAAATCTTCAAATTCGTCTACTGGAATAGAGCTAAAATTTTCTAAAACTCCCTTTCCAACAGCCATTCGATCATCAAACGCTTGTCCATATTCTTTTTTTAAGTCAACTTCCACCGCTGCAATCTGATCTTCTGTAACATTTGCAGTCTGTGTTACCTGGCTTCCATTAAATTCATTATATTCATTCAGCAAAGCTTGCGCCTGGTGCGGTAATAACCCAACTTTATGAGCTGTGTTTTTAAACCAATTAACCATATCGCCATTTTCAGCTTGGCCTTCTGGTAATTTGTTTTCTAATTGATAATCTTCAGCTGTTGCTGGCCTACCAACTTTGTCATAAAAACTGTTCCAATCATCTGAAGTGGCAAACTTACCAGGCTTAACCACCTTGTCAGCACCAATCATAGATTGAGCGTTAACATAAGACTTAGCTAGTGATCCTACGTCTTGGATTGTTTCTAAAGATTTATGACTTCTAATATCTTCTGGAATATCTGAGCGCCAATCGTTTACTGGCTGCGCAGACGGAGCTTGTCCAGCATCTACTGGAGCTTCCGCTATCTGGGCTTCTTCACTCATGTTTCTACCATATCCTCTCTTATTTTAGGTTCTTGCAGCATTGATTTTAAAAAAAGCACTACAGTTCGCTGCCCTTCTCTGTAGGCTGTTTCGGTTGGATCGACTGAATAGGTTGATCCATGAATATGAAAACGAGCTTCCATATCTTTAATAATAGTTTCGCCATCCTTAGAATTAAGGACTAACTTATATGATGCTCTTAAATCTTCTGGTGTCACTCTGTTGCTCCCATTGTATTGATAGCTCTTAGAGCTGGAGCTGCATTACCAGCGGCTTCTGCGGCTTGTTGAGCTTGCATCATTTCAGCTTGTTGCTTTTGTTCCGCTGCTCTACGTTGTCTTATCTGGCTAACTTCTTCATCACCTCGAACCGCTGTTGCTGGTACAGATAAAGCTTTGACCATATGTTTTGTTAATCCATCTGTATCAATATAATCAATTATGCTTTGATCCACATTTACTAATGGTGTCATTAACTCTAGTAATCTAAGAGCTGATTGAACATCACCCTGGCGCTGAGCTTTGGCTAATGGTGAAACGTATTCTATATCAATGTCTATTTCTTGCATAAACTCTGGCGCTGGCTCAAAAGCTTCTTGCCTTGCAAGTATGTTATAAACTCTTGTTATTAATGGTTGTAGTAATTCAGCTTGAAGTCTGCCTAATACTGGCCCAAGCAATCTCATCTTCTCCTCAGTTCTTTGCACAACTTCTGTTGCTGTCATCTGAGGACCTTGACCAAGGATTAACTGGTCAACATAAAAAGCTGATTGTATAGCTTTCCTTCGCTGTTCTTCCATATTTAAACCTAATGGATTATTAGCGCCAATATTTAATGGCTCTATTCTATCTCTTGTACCAGATCTATAAAAATTAAGGCCGCCAGGTACAGTTCTTATGGGGAGAATAAAACCATCATCTGGAACAAGAAGTGGAGGATCAACTTGTTTTTGAGCGGCCCTAATAGTTACTTCACACATTTTGTTAAGCATTTTAATATCAGCAAGAGCTGTCATGGCTGGAGATCGGCCATACCCAATTTCAAATGATGCCTTTAAAAATCGTGGTGCGGTGTATGGAAATTCATCAAATCCACTTTCTGAAATAATCTTTTTTTCTTCTTGGTCCATATAGACTGAAGCAAAAGGTTTATTTAGCGCATCAACTCTTGTTACATCTCTTTCATCTCTTTTATAAACCGCATGAATAAAAGTAACTTCTTCATAAGGGTTTTTTTGCAGCATCTTTGCCACTCTTTGCGGAACAGCTGATTCACCAAACCTAGCTACTGCGGCTCTGGCTGGCATCTTAAATTTTCTATATACTGTATCAACTCTGCCATTTTCATCTTCAGACAAATAACATTCTGATATATGCCTGGTCGAAAACCTTAACTGAAACTCATCATCAGATTCAATAAACATAACACCAGTACCAAATGTTATTAGGTCATGGTATAATTCGTGGATCTGTTCTTGAAAGTTAGATCGTGAAAAAGCCTGGTACATTACATCTTCAACACCGCCTAGCCATTCTTTAGCTGTATCATCACCATCAAGAAATCTATCCTGGAAGCGTAAGCCAAACCATTTAGTGGAAGCGTTTGTTAACATACCATGAAGTGATGCAGACATAAGTTCTGCTGCATGAATGGCTGTACCATCAAAAATTAGTTCAGCTCTTTTATCACCAGGACTTCTTGTTTTTGTAACATCAGCTTTTCTGGGAACAACATAATCAGCTATTTCTTGCCAATGGGATTCCCATGTTGCCCTGGAAGTTTGAAGGCTACCAAACCGACTTAACAGTATATGAGCTAAATCTTTATCTGCCATTTATAATCCTAACAAAGTTTTTCTACGAATAGGCGCACCACCAACAATGCCTTGTGCTGATGTTAATATTGTGCCTTTAGATCGGCCACGCTTTCTATCTTCTTCTTCTTCCTCGTCACCAGCTCTAACAACATCTCTCACATTCCCACCACCACTTGCTGGATCTGTAGGAGCTGGATCTGTTACGCCGCCACTTGGTGGAGGTACATAAGGATCGTCATTGTCATTACCACCATCATCACCATCATCTGGTGTTGTTCCAATATCCATGCCGCCACCGCCGCCACCTGGATCTCCTCCAGGTTCACCGCCAATGTCCATGCCGCCGTCACCAGCATTGGGATCACCGCCAGGGCCAGGATCATCTGGTGTTGGATCTGGTCCTACATCAACGCCGCCGCCTGGATCTGGTTCTTCTGTAGCTGGATCATCACCAACTATAGATTCATCTTCATCTATGCCTTCATCTTGGTCAGTTCCATCATCATCTGGATTTGAGCCTGGTTGCCCTGGTCCTTCTGGTCCACCGCCAACATCTGATCCGCCGCCACCATCATTACCTGGTCCATCATCTGGGCCTACGCCATCATCTCCAGGCCCACTTGGATCATCTCCTACTGTACTATCTTCATTATCATTTGTTCCGTCATCTTGATCTGTGCCATCATCATCTGTATCTGATCCTGGTTGACCAGCTCCTGTGTCACCACCGCCTACGTCAGATCCACCGCCGCCACCGCCAGAGTCACCGCCACCCATAAAACATAAGGTTGGA